GTGGAGGTATTGGAGGTCTGGTAGGTCAAGTTAAGGATTATGCGAAAGCGACAGAATTAACTATCTTTAGAATAGCTAATATGATCGAGAACCTTGTTGGGCACGGGACAGAGAAGGCTACAGCTGAGCGAAAAGCAATCGGCTTTCCATTCGAGGAATAAACACAATGAAACTAACAAAACAACAACTTAAACGACTTATTAAAGAAGAACTAGCTATTGTTTTGGAGGATGAGGAGAGCATTGGAGCCGGTATAGCCGACGCAGCTGCGAAAAACCAAGAAGGCATCTCTGACCGTACAATTATGGAAGAGGATGACGAGGGCTTTGTTGCTGCTGCCGATAAGATAGAGAAGAAAGGCACTGAAGGTGTCTTTACGGCAAAAGCTAAAAAGCGTGGCATGAGCGCTCAAGAGTTTGCTCGAAAAGTTTTGGCCAACACTGATGAATACGACACAAAAACAGTCCGTCAGGCTTCCTTTGCAAAAGGAGCCCAGACTGTAGCTAATCGTAGAAAGTAAAAAAAGTCTTGACAAGTCTGATTTAATTTGGTAGGATACTCTTCATGAAGAGAGTAATGATTATTGACGCCCTCAATCAATTTTTGAGGGCTTATATTGTTAACCCAAGTTTATCTACGAATGGAGATCCCATTGGTGGAACTGTTGGGTTTCTTAAAATCCTGCAAAAACTTTGTCGTGAGATTAATCCTGATAGGGTTATTATTTGTTGGGATGGTAAAGGTGGCAGCGCAAGAAGAAAGATTGTCAACAAAAACTATAAAGAAGGGAGAAAACCCTTACGTCTCAATCGAGATATTAAAAATCTTACTGAGGAAGAGGAACTTCAAAATAAGATTTGGCAGCAAATACGGCTTGTTGAATATCTAAATAATTTCCCAATAACTCAGTTAGTTTCAGACGGTTCAGAAGCAGACGATGTAATTTCTTTTATTGCACAACATCCTGGTTTTTGGGGCTGGCAAAAAGTAATTGTCTCAAGCGATAAAGACTTCTTTCAACTGCTTGATAATGAAACTGTCCTTTATAGGCCAACTCAAAAAGAAATATTAAACAAAAAAAATATTGTTGAGAAGTTTGGTATTCATCCAACAAATTTTGCGCTGGCCCGTGCAATTGTGGGAGATAAGAGCGATAATTTAGATGGAGTCCCGGGAATTGGATTGGCAACCGTTGCAAAGCGTTTGCCATTCCTTGCAGAAGAAAAGACATATGGCATTGACAAGGTGGTTGAATTCTGCGCGAATGCTAATTCAACCTTAAAAGCATATCAAAACATTGTTGAGAGTGAACCAATCATTAAGGAAAATTATCAGTTGATGCAGCTATATGCTCCAAGTATTTCAGTTCAGAATAAAACTAAAATAAAATCTATAATCAGGGACACTGAATTAACATTTAATAAAACTTCTACAAATGGTATGATGCTGGAAGATGGCATAGGAAAAACAAACTGGAATGATCTTTATACATCTTTCAGAAAAATTGTTGTAGGAAATAAATAAAATATTATGACTATTCATGAGTGTGTTGGAAACACACCACTTATCAAGATAAGTGATAAAATATATGCGAAGTTAGAGACTTTTAATCCTTCAGGATCTATTAAAGATCGGATGGCATATTATATAATAAAGAAAGCTGAAGAATCTGGTGATTTAAGAAAGGGTTATACGATAGTTGAGGCTTCTTCTGGGAATACAGGCATTGCATTTGCTATGTTTGCAGCTGCGTATGGATATAATTGTATTATTATTATGCCTCGCAACATGAGCGCCGAGCGAAAAAAAATGATGAAAATGTTTGGAGCCACAATTATTGAAGTTGGTGATAATGCATTTAAAAGCGCGATAAAAAGAAGGGATAAGCTCGTTCATAACTTTGGCACCTATTGGTCTCCAATGCAGTTTAGTAATAAACATAACACTGAGTGCCACGAAACAATGACAGCCAGAGAGATACTCACACAGGTACCTGAAAACATATCTGCTTTGATTGCTGGGTCTGGAACCGGCGGTACTATTATGGGTTGTCATAATTTTTTGTCGGTGAAATTTCCAGATATGAAAACAGTTCTTGTGAAGCCGTCCGAACCAGCAGAAACCCATGGAATACAAGGCATTAACGATGGTGATGACTTCTTATGTGACATGTCAAAAGTTGATAATGTAATAGAAATAACAACAAAAGAAGCCAAAGAAAGATCATGTCGTCTTGCCAAAGAAAACGGCCTTTTGGTGGGTATAAGCTCTGGAGCAAATATATTGGCTGCAGAAAAATGGGTTAAAAACAATAATCCGCCTGGCATTGTGGTCACATTTTTATGTGACCGGGGCGAACGATATTTAAGTTGTTATAATGAAAAAATCAATTAATTTTATGTTATTTTTGCTCCTCCTGGGAGTTGTTCATCAAATCGATGGCGATGCTGCTGTGATTAAATATGAAAAAAGGGGGATAGTAAAATATTCTACAGTTTCTATCGCTGAGTCTGTCTGTATTCCTCGCGAAGGTCAAAGAGTTTTTTTCTACAAGGATTATAAGATCGTAACTTGCGAGAGATAGATAAATGAACGAACAAGAATACCAACTGCTAAAAGCCAAAACTAAGTTTTTTTACGATAAGGAAGAGAAATGAAAATAAACAATCCTTTACTAACAACAAAGCAAAATAAAGGATTGTTTATTTTGGAACAAAAGGTTTACACTTAGAGTTAAGTGGAGTAAGTTTGTGAATCCCGCCATTTCCACCAACTTTTCTCTTATTGGAGACTATTTAATATATGAAACATAAACTTATAATGGAAAACTGGAGTAAGTTTGTAAAAGAAGCAGATACAGATATCGACAGCGATGGTGATACTGACCTTGAAGATGTTTTAGCAGTTGCTCAAGCTGCTGCCACACAGGGTGCAATTGAAGGAGACAAAGATCCCAATATTCAGAAGATCGAAGATATTGTATACAATCTCCCCAATGTTACCAAAGATAATTTTGAACTTGACATAGAACATGATCCGGTGTATTCTCCGGGCGAATATCAGGTATTTCGTTCTGAGTATGAGATGACTAAACTGGCATCTATCGCAGGGTTAAGAATGTCGCATGAGATCACACAAAAGTTCAAGGACGCTGGATTTAAGGTCGGCCCAATGTGGAGTTCGAAAGAGCCCGTCGTTCTTATTGTTCCTGATCCAAAAGTGTCAAGATAACATTTGACGATTTGGCCGTTATAACTTATTAAGCAAAATAAACGATTGTTTATTTTGGACAAAAGGTTGACATTCAAATCTAAGTGAGGTATAATTGTTACATGATAAGCCCCTATAGTCTAGTGGAAAGGCAACGGTCTTCTAAACCGTCATACGCTGGTTCAAATCCAGCTAGGGGTTCTAATATATATTGTTGGAGATGCCAAAATGCCCATTCATAAAATAAAATTATGCAAAAGGTGCGATAAAACAAAGACAAAAGATGAATTTTATCGCAGGCGATCTGGAAATGATTTGTCGCCTTATTGTAAAAGATGTACTAATCAACAAACCGTAGAAAGACAAAGAAAGTTTAAACAAAAATGTGTTGAATATAAAGGTGGCAAATGTGAGCGATGCGGTTATAATAAATATTATGGGGTGTTAGAATTTCACCATAAGGACACGGATAAAAAAGATTTTGCTATTTCTAAAGCAAGATTAACAGCTTTTAATGAAAATGTAAAAAAAGAACTAGATAAATGTTTGTGTTTGTGTGCAAATTGCCACAGAGAAGAGCATGCGAAAGCCAAAGCGCTGCTCTAATCCGTAGGTCGCATGTTCGAATCATGCCGGGGGTGCTTTTAACTCTTGACAAATGAACAAATATGGTTTATGATGAGTTAATGATAAATGGCTGAATGGCGGAACTGGTAGACGCAAGGGACTTAAAATCCCTTGTCCATATGGGCGTGAGGGTTCGAGTCCCTCTTCAGCTATTAGTTAAAAAATTAAATACAAGGAAAAAAAATATGTTTAAGAATTCAGATAAAAGTTTAGTAGAGTATTTCAAAAATATGAGGCGGCAGCCAGTCAAGAAAATTCAGGCCGCTATTAACAGGGAAGATTGGGATAAAGTCCGGGCATTGGCAACGCACATGAAATGCCCTATCGCACATATTGAACAGACACTGATCAATTTTGCTGTAGATGTGGCTCTCAAAGAATATGATATACGCAAAGAGGCTATTCAGCCGCACTATCGCCATCCATCAACTGATTAATATGGAAAATGTGGAAATGGAAAAGATAGGCAAGATTGGTTTTTGGAACGCACTAACATTAATTGTGTTATACTTTGTGGCCAAAAAAAACAGTGAAACTAAACGACTTTTAGGGTGGGCGGTTTTTGTAAGAATACTTCTCCCCGCTCTGTTGTCTATCTTTCTATTTACTGTCTTTTCTTTATAGTCTTGACAGTGCCAAAGAAATGTTATAATATTGTACACACCGGGAGGAGGTGATAGTTGAACTATGCAGAACAAGAAGATTTTTCTCAATTTGGGAAACCATTTCAAGAAAATTTATGTCAATTGATTTTTAGCAGCCGCACTTTTGCCGATCAGATGCAAGAGGTGCTAGACATTAATTTTTTGGAGTTTAAGTATCTTCAAGTTTTTGTAAAATTAGTTTTTCATTATAAGGAAAAGTATGCGCGCCAACCCTCTGAATCAATTATGGGTACCATCCTCAGAACGGAGTTAGCTAATGAGAATGAGTTAATTATAAAACAGATACGAGACTTTTTTGCAAGGATGTCTCGGACTGATGTGCAGGATGAAGAATATATAAAAGATGTGGCTGTAGACTTTTGTAAAAAACAAGTCTTAAAAGAAGCAATATTAAAGTCAGTGCCTCTCCTCAAAAAATCTTCTTTTGACGATATCCAAAAGCTCATAAACAACGCGATGAAACTGGGCAACGACAACGATGATGGTTATCGGTATATTGAAGATTTTGAAAGAAGGTTTGAACTAAAGTCTAGAGATCCGGTTACAACAGGGTGGAAAGTGCTTGATGATCTAACCAAAGGGGGTATTGGCAATGGAGAGCTAGGTGTCGTTATTGCACCCACTGGCGCCGGTAAATCAATGGCGCTAGTGCATTTAGGAGCCCAAGCTCTTAAAGAAGGCAAAACAGTAATCCACTATACTTTGGAGTTATCAGACACAATTGTTGCCTCTCGATATGATAGTTGTATTACTGGGATTCCCCTGAGAGAACTCTTCAATCGAAAAGAGGAGATTTATAATGAGATTAAAGATATTTCTGGAAAATTAATTGTTAAAGAATATCCAACAAAATCTGCAAAAGTTGACACACTTCGCAATCATTTAGAGAAGTTACAACAACAGGAAATTTCTGTTGATATGATCATTGTAGATTACGGAGATTTATTACGCTCAAATTTAAAAAATGATGAGAAAAGACACCAGTTGGAATCTATTTATGAAGAGCTACGAAGTTTAGCTCAAATTAATTCTTGTCCTGTTTGGACAGCTTCTCAGACGAATCGATCCGGCTTAAATGCTGAAGTAATTACAATGGAGGCGATATCCGAAGCTTTTAACAAATGTTTTGTGGCAGACTTTATCTTTTCTATTTCTCGGACAGTTCAACATAAAAATAGTAATGGGGGTAGGGTTTTTATTGCTAAGAATCGAAATGGCCCTGATGGTTTAATATATCCCATTTTTATGGACACTTCTAATGTTAAAATTGATGTACTTCCCCAGATTGAAACTTTTGATGAAGTGAGAAAAAACGAAGTGAAAAAACAAGAACAGACCTTACAAGAAAAATACAAAAATTATAGGAAAAAAAGGGGAAATCAATGACAATAGACACTGCAACACAAATCTTATCAGATATCACTGTTCATATGAAATATGCACGGTATCTTCCTGAGAAAAATAGAAGAGAAACTTGGAAAGAGTTAGTTACTCGCAATCGCAAAATGCACATGAAGAAATATCCGGCCTTAACGGAAGAAATTAGAGAAGCATATAAATATGTTTATGCTAAAAAAGTTTTACCTTCGATGCGTTCTATGCAATTTGGAGGGAAACCAATAGAGGTAGCCCCTAATAGAATATTTAATTGTGCATATTTGCCTATTGACGATGAGCGCGCATTTGGAGAAGTTATGTTTCTTTTATTGGGGGGAACGGGCGTCGGCTACAGTGTACAAAAGCACCACACCGAGGCACTTCCAGAAATAAAAAAGCCGAATAAGAATCGAACGCGCCGATATTTAGTTGGAGATTCAATTGAAGGCTGGTCCGATGCCGTTAAAAATTTAATGAAAAGTTATTTTTTCGGAGGCCCTCGCCTGCGTTTCGATTTCAGTGACATTCGTCCAAAGGGCGCCCTTTTGGTAACCTCCGGAGGACAAGCTCCTGGGCCACAACCACTTAGAGAATGTTTGGTAAAGATTGAGGGGATCTTGCAACTTAAAGAAGGGGGAGATCAACTTGAACCTATTGAAGTGCATGATATAATTTGTCATATTGCGGATGCGGTTTTGGCAGGAGGAATCCGAAGAGCTGCGCTCATCTCCCTCTTTAGTGCGGATGATGATGAAATGATAGCGGCCAAAACAGGAACGTGGTGGGAAAAAAATCCACAGAGAGGCCGAGCAAATAATTCCCTAGTTTTGATGCGTCATCGTATCACAAGAGAATATTTTCGAGAGTTGTGGGAGCGGATTGAAGCTAGTCGAGCCGGCGAGCCAGGTTTCTATTTTACGAATGATAAAGATTGGGGTACCAACCCTTGTTGTGAAATTGGATTGCGCCCTTTCCAATTTTGTAATCTTACAGAAATTAATGCCAGCGATGTCGATACACAGGAAGAGTACGAGGCAAGATGTAAGGCTGCAACTTTTATTGCGACGCTACAAGCTAGTTATACGGATTTTCATTATCTGCGTGACATTTGGAAAAAAAGCACTGAAAAAGATGCACTGATCGGAGTTAGTATGACAGGCATCGCCTCTGGAAAAGTTTTAAAATTAGACATACAAAAAGCTGCTCGGATTGTTAAAGAAGAGAACATACGAGTAGCAAAATTAATTGGTATAAACTCGGCTCGCAGAACTACTTGCGTGAAACCAGCCGGTACCACATCTTTGACGCTGGGAACATCAAGCGGGATCCATGCCTGGCACAATGATTATTATATTCGGAGAATTCGAGTGGGGAAGAACGAAGCGATTTACACTTATTTATCGATTATGCATCCCAAATTAATAGAGGATGAATATTTTAGACCACACGATACAGCAGTGATTAGCATACCACAAAAGGCGCCCACTGGAGCAATCACAAGACATGAGCAAGCTTTAGATCTCTTAGAAAGGGTTAAAAAGATTAGCCGGGAGTGGGTAGGGAATGGCCACAAAAGAGGGCAGAATTCACACAATGTCTCTGCCACAATAAACATTAAAAAAGAGGAATGGGACGCTGTACAACAATGGATGTGGGAAAACCGCAAATATTATAACGGGTTGAGTGTTCTTCCTCATGATGGAGGGTCGTATAAACAATCTCCCTTCGAGGATTGCACAGAAGAAATATACCAAAATTTGGTGACGGACCTAGAAAAAATCGATTTATCTCATGTAGTAGAACATGAAGATAATACTAATCTTGCCGGCGAATTAGCTTGCGCTGGCGGTGCATGTGAAATTAAATAGGAGGAAACATGAATAATTTAAAGCTAGTGGATGATGGTTTAACTCAAGAAGAGGAAAGGGATCAATATGTTGTTAAGTATCTTAAATCAATGTTAGCGATTGAAGAGGCAATCGAACCATATAAGGAACAGAAAAAAGATCTCCGAAAGGAATATATTGAAAATGGCTGGTTGACTAAAGATGATATTTGGGCCGCAGTAAAAGCTTTTCGTCTCTATGAAAAAGGTGCTGATATGGATGATCTAAATGAGATGTTCAGCGCTATTGAAAAGAAGTTTGGAGCTTCTAATGTTTAAGCCTGTTAATAGATATCTGTTAATCGAGAGGGCTGAAGAACCAGAGAAAGAAGACTCTTGTATTTTAGTTCCTGATGATTATAAAATTGCTAAAAAATCTGCTCATGGAGTGTATAATGTAATTGACGCGTCAGATGACTGCGAAAAGGTTTTAGACTGCAAGAATAAGAAGATTGTTGTAGATGAAACAATGGTACAAGAAATAGTATTAAACAAAGAAACTTACTATTTAGTATTAGAAAACTATGTTTATGGAGTCCATATGACATAGTAAACACATGAGGAAAAAAATGAATGGAGAAATTGTCAAAAGGTAAACTTTATCAACTAGTGAGAGATGCCATGGCTGAAAAAGATCTCATTAAAGAAATGAGTTCTTATAACAGAGTAAGGCACCACATTGAAGGCGGCAATCCATTTGTTATTATGTCTTCAGATCGTCATGAGAGAAGCGGAGCTGAAAATAGGCAAGCGTATAAGCAGTTAAAACAAGAATTTGCTGCAGCCGGCTTTCCCTTTACTGAGTTAAAGGGTGGTTTTAAGGAAACTACTAAGACAGAAACTGATCCTGAAACGGGTGAAGAAGTCGAAGTTGAATTAGAGGATCCGGTTCATGTTACGGAAAATAGTATTTTAGCTACCTCTCATGCTCGTGGAGAAAACGCAGAAAACGCAGAGAGCCAGAGTGCCGAAAATTTATTTGATTTTGCAGCACAAATGTCTCAAAAATACAATCAAGAGGCATTTATATTTGGAGAGGCGGCGACCACTGCACGCGGAGATCAAGTAAAAGTCATCAATGCCTATGGCAAAGATGGTAGCCAAATACAAGATTCTTGGGCCGGCCCTTGGACTAGCGTGGAAACAGTTACTAAAGATGCTGATTTTTGGTCCAGGGCTAGCGGAAAACACTTCCAGCTAAAGGAATCTAAAAAGACTTCTCAGCCAAAATCATGGTTTGAGGCGATGAAAAAAAGCAAACAAGGGATGACGTGGTAAAAAATTATAATCGCAAGATTGAATTGTTCGATGATAAAATTGGGTTTGTTGAATATGTGTCACACATGGGAACGGACCTCACAATTGTGAATTCAGCACGCGTAAGTTTTGGAAAGCAAGTGGAAGAATTGCAAGACCGCGATAAGAAATTAATCAAATACTTGATTAAGCATGGACACACTTCGACCCTAGAACACAACGTAGTTACATTACGTTTTATGGTGCCCCTCTTTATTAGATCACAGCACCATCGTCATCGCACTTGGTCTTATAATGAAATTAGTAGAAGATACACTGATTTTAATTTAGAGTTTTATGAGCCGGAGCACTTTAGAAAACAGAGCAAGTCTAATAGACAGGCAAGCATCGATGAATGGATTAATCCAGAGTACAATGTTGCAGGACATCCAGTAAGTGCTTCTGATCTATTGAAACAGCACCATGATGCATCACTATATGTCTACAACAAGCTCTTGGAGATGGGTGTCTGCAGAGAGCAAGCAAGGGGTGCATTGCCACAAAATCTTTATACGGAGTATTATGGCACTTGCAATTTAAATAACCTATTTAAATTCATAACATTACGTACACATTCAGGCGCACAATGGGAAATACAAAAAGTAGCGAAAGCTTGTTTAACTATAGCAAAAGATCTATTTCCAGTGAGCACTGAAGCCCTTAAGGAAATAACAGTCGAGGAGAAAAGATAATGGTAAAATATTTAATAATTATGTTGATTTTGGTGGGACTACCAGCAACAACACATGCGGAAGCCACAAACAAAAATTATGATAAAATCGTCGCGGAGTGGAGTCGTCATTTGATAAAACAACGCAATGCAATTCATAGCATTTATAAGCAGGGAAAAAAGAAATGTAGCCCGCTGGGTAGCAACAGTGTGCCTGCCATTAAAAATGGGTGTTATTCTTTGCTCTTACAAGAGTGGGGCCAGGGCCTTAAAAAAGTTGACACCAAATACTCTAAAATGTTCCAAAATTTTGGAAAAAATAAAGTTCGATAATTTTTTAATAAAAGAATGGAGTTATAAATGTATCTTGATATTTCAAGAGAAGAGCTAATTGCGCTCAGAACCCAGCTAGCGAAAAAATTAAAATATTTTTCCTCTCGACCGGCTGAGTGGGCCTTCTGGAAAAAAACAGAAAACCTAGATGAGCTTCATGAAGTCTTTAAAAAGATAGATAAGCGTTTACAGGAAAGTGTTGCTGATTAAGATCCCACAGCGCCATTTGAATAAGGTGGTGGTGGGGGGTAGTTTAGCGGCTCTCCTTTATTCTTATGAAAATAATATTCCTTTAATAATAAACAAAGTCCAGAAGCCACATGGATTTGAAAAAGAAGGGTGGCTTTCCCGCGCTGAGAACAATTTATATAAATGGCATAATTTATATTATTTACTTTCCAACGCGGGTTTAAATTTATTAGGAACAAAGGCGCAACATGTGAGGATCAAAGAAGGTGACATAAGTGTTACCACAAAGGATGCTCGTGTCATTAAATTTGATTATAACAATGTTATTCTATTTGATGATGAAAACGTCGCGGGCCTCCCTCTCCCAACAAAAGAAAATAAAGATTTTGTAGTGTTAGACTGGATTATATCTAAATCATGTCAGACACATCCAAACACTTTTTGGGAAACTGAAGACAACTTTGTAAAAGAGGTTCATTTTTATCCATCCGATAGAATTGATGGCCACCACCCCAACAGAAAGGACATTGTGGCCGTTTCTTATTTGCAGAAGGAGCAGTTGGAGGATTTTGAATATTCTGACACGTATGCAAAATTTAAAGTTATGGCGATGATGAAAGAAGCGGGCATTGGAGGGAGAAAGTGCGGGGGTAATAACCAATATGCTTTAAACTTAGAGGTTACAAAGAGGGAAATAATGAAAGCAGCTATGCACACCTACGAGAATACAGATAAGTTGGAGTTTAAATGATTGAAGGGGGTATACAAATTACAACCAGTTTTCATTTATCAGGTATCATTCCTGTAGCGGGCCAGGAATTAGATTTTAATTTTCCATGGCATGATTGTTTACAGCCGATCAGTGAAAATTATTTGGCTGTTGAAAGGGCAGTTTGGGAATGTGCTTGTGCAGGGTGCGAAACTATATGGATTGTTTGTCATGACGATATGCAACCTTTAATAAGACATCGCCTTGGGGACTTTGTACAAGATCCATTAAAATATGATTTACCAAGAAAGCGCGCACCCAAACAATTTGAAAGAACGATACCAATTTATTATGTTCCTATCCACCCAAAGGACCGTGACAAAAGAGACTGTCTGGGGTGGAGCGTGCTTTATGGTGCCCTAACTTCATATTGGCTAAGTAAAACCATAAGTAAGTGGGTGGTGCCTGATAAATATTATGCAGCATTTCCATATGGAATTTATGACCCTACATTAGTAATACCCTATCGAAGTAAAATATCCAGCAAAAAAGATTTTCACGTTTCTTTTAAGGACAAAACAATAAAAAATAATGAATACTTAGGATTTACTTTTGATGCTGAAGATTTTAAAGAAGCTCGCAAAATTATTAGAAAAGAAGGAACGGGCGAGTTTGCAGATTATGATGCGCCAAAAAGAATTCCGATAGAAGAGAGGTGGTCAGGTAGGTTTTTTGAGCTTGACAAAATATTTAAATGTGTTAAGATGGAAGATACCAAATTGGAGGTACCATGGTATTACAATATAGGAAGCTGGCACGGATTAAAAACTTTTTTAGGAAGTGATATTTCTCTTGACAGACCTGCGGGCGATGTGTTAGGATATCATGAGTGGAATATGATTGGAGTTGATAATGAAGAAGACAAGTAAAATACCTTTTGTTGGGTTGCACGCTCATAGTGGGGTAGGGTCACCGTTTGATGGACTTGGATACCCTCAAGAACATATGAATTTTGCATATGAGAATGGCTGCGACGCGCTGGCTTTAACAGATCATGGAAACATGAATGGAATGGCATATCAGGTATTGCACGCCAAAAAAATGCAAGAAGAAGGTAAAAACTTTAAACCTATTTTTGGAGTAGAGGCATATTTTCTACCGAGCATTTCAGAGTGGAAAGAAGAATACGAACGAGCAAAGGAAGATAAAAAGGCGAAACGTGGTTTAGACGATTCCAGATCTGCTACAACAATTGAGGATGAGGGCTCATCAAAGGCGACAGTTAAAAACATATTAAACAGGAGGCGCCACTTAATCTTATTGGCCCAAAATCAGATTGGGCTTACTAATATTTTCAAAATGGTTTCAAAATCTTTCTCGAAGGAAAGCTTTTATCGCTTTCCTCGCGTTGATTATAAGATGCTGAAAAAACATAATGAAGGCGTTATTGCAGCAAGCGCATGTCTTGGTGGTGTATACGCTGGAAATTATTGGGAAAATAGAGAAAGTGGCCAAGCCGCCGTCTTAGAGGCCATGAGAAAAACCACAGAAAAGATGATGGATATTTTTGGAGATAGATGGTATGGGGAGTTACAATGGAATAATGTACCCGAACAACATGAACTAAATAACTTTATTATTCAAACTTCTGAAAAATATGGTTTTAGTTTAATATCTACAGCGGATAGTCACTATCCATCTCCGCAGGCGTGGAAGGACAGAGAATTATATAAGCGCTTAGGATGGCTTGGCAAAGGGGGAATGCCATCATGGATGACTTCTGAGCTTCCAATTGGTATTCAAGAAATTGGTTATGAGCTTTACCCAAAAAATGGCGATCAAATGTGGGAATCTTATAAGAAGTACTCTAAGGAATGTGGCGCCAGCTACGATGATGATCTTGTCCTCGCTTCAATTAAAGAAACACATAATATAGCGCATAATCGCATAGAGGCGTTTTTGCCAGATAGTACAGTAAGATTACCAGACTTTGTGGTACCACCCGGGTTTACTGCTCCGCAGACACTCTCTCAACTTTGTTTTGAAGGTCTTCGCACTTTAGATTTGTATACCAACGATATATATACAACTCGCCTCAAAGAGGAGTTGGGGGTCATTGAAGAAAGAGGATTTAGTAAATATTTTCTCACAATGAAAGCAGTAGTTGATAAAGCAAATTCAGTACAATTAACAGGTCCAGGCCGAGGATCTGCTGCCGGCTCTCTGGTTGCATATGCACTGGGAATTACACAAATTGATCCTATCAAATACAATCTTCTTTTCTCGCGCTTTTTACGCAGAGATACTAAAGATTATCCTGATATTGATTATGATGTATCGGACCCAATGGAACTAAAGGAAATGTTGATTGAGGAATGGGGAGGAGACAAGGTTGTACCCATATCAAATTTTAACACTCTTCAATTGCGATCGTTAATTAAAGATATTTCTAAGTTTTATGAGATTCCATTCACGGAAGTTAATGGAGTTACTTCTCGGATGTTGAAGGAAGCGACTCCTGTCGCTAAGAAAAAACATGGTATTAAGTCTGGCGTTTATAACCCTACGTTTGAAGAGGTTATGGAGTTTTCAGAATCACTTAAGAATTTTCTTCATAAATATCCACATGTTGCAAATCATATTAAGATTTTATATGGCCAAATGCGCTCTGTTTCTCGCCACGCCGGCGGCATTGTTATTGGAGAAGACTTAGATAAGTATATGCCTTTGATTAATAGCGGAGGTATAACTCAAACGCCATGGTCCGAAGGGCAAAATGTGCGTCATTTGGAGCCAATGGGTTTTATTAAATTTGATGTTCTTGGCCTCTCCACCCTTAAAATGATTGAAGGCGCGATAGGTCACATATTAAAGCGACACCATGGTGTTAAAAGTCCTACATTTGAGGACATAAAAAAGTATTATGATAATATTTTACACCCAGACAAAATAGATCTTTATGATCAGAAGGTTTATGAAAACATTTTTCATAAGGGGAAGTGGGCTGGCATATTCCAATTCACTGAAAATGGCGCTCAAAAATTTTGCCGGAAAGCAAAACCTAGAAACATTATTGATGTTGCCGCCATTACTTCTATTTACCGGCCCGGACCACTTGGAGCAAATGTTGATAAGCTTTACGTAAGAGCGAAGAGGGCACCGGAAGATATTTCGTATGAACATGATCATGTCAAAGACTTGACCGAAGAAACTTATGGCTTTCTTATTTTTCAAGAGCAAATTGCTCTTTTAGCCCACAAACTTGGTAAGGACTTTAGTTTGGACGAGGGCAACAAACTTCGCAAACTTCTCACAAAAAAGGGAACTGGAGCAGTCGAAAAACAGAAAACTAAACTAAAACTTAAGTTTGTTGCAGGCTGCATAGAAAAGGGCTTAACTAAAAAATGGGCTAACGAAATGTGGCAAAAATTTGAGTTCTTTTCTGGATACGGCTTCAACAAATCCCATGCTGTTTCTTACTCAGTCATTTCTTATCAGTGTGCATGGCTTTTTAATTATTATCCCGCAGAGTGGATGGCTGCATTTTTGGACAAAGAGCCTGAAACTAGAAAAGAGAAAGCAATTAACTTGGCAAAGAAATTTAAATTTAAGGTGAAGCCAATTGATATTAATAATTCTGGTATTGTTTGGGAAATTGATTCAGATAATAAAACTTTAATTCAGCCCCTAACTTCATTAAAGGGGCTGGGAGATAAAGCAATTGAGCAGATTATTAATAATCGACCTTTTAATACTGTGGAAGAGTTTCTTTTTAATGATAATATTATATACAGTAAATTAAATAAAAAGGCGCTGGACGTTCTAGTCCGAAGCGGCGCCGTAAACAACCTTGTTGACGATCGCTTTACTGGATTAAAACATTTTTGGTCTGCGGCAGTTGTTGATCGTCCAAAAAGTTTGAAGAAATTTGAAGAAAACATAGGACTGTATTCTCCGGAGGGTGATTTTAATGATGAAGAAAAAATTAATAATCTCGTTTCTCTTACCGGCATATTTCCTATGAACTTGGTTTTAGATGGTGCCGTTAAACAAAGGTTGGCCCATTATAAGGTGCCGCCTATCGGAGAGTGGGACAACGATTTAGGAGTGGCCTGGTTTATTCCAAGAGAAGTGATCCCAAAGAAAACAAAGAATGGTAAAACATATTGGATTCTTAAAGTGATTGATGACACTTCAACTGTTACTTCAATTAAGTGTTGGGGCGTTAATCCAGAGCGGGATGAAATATATTTAAATCACCCGTATATGAGTAAACTTGATTATGATGAGCAGTGGGGGTTTAGCACTCGCTCAATTAAATATAATTTTAGGATGTTAGCCTAATTAAGATAGGAAGATAAATGAGCTTTTCTAGAAAACTGCGGCGTAAGCGCGCAAACAAATTAAAAAAGAATGCTGAAAAAGAGATGGCAACAAAAATTGCACTTTTTGGGAAAATTGCTTCAAATTGTTTGACATGCGAAGAACCTTTTGATAAAATGAACAAAGAGCATGTAATGTCATGGAGTGTTGTTGTGCGAGAAAAAGAAGAAAAAGTAAATCTCTATTGCCCAGAGTGCTGGGAAAGAGCAAAACTAGTTATAGAAGACTTTAAAAAACACTTGGAGAAAAAAAATGATTCTTGAATATAGTAAAGTTCGGCCTGATGTAGAGGATCCGTCCCGGGCAAACCCAAGCGACGCGGGACTGGATGTATATTACAGCCCAGCCAACGGGAGTGAGGTTTGGATTGATCCTTCTTTTAGTGAGCGCCTTCAAACTGGTTTAAAATTTGGTATTCCTCATGGTTATATGTTACAAGTTATGAACCGATCGAGCATCGCCGCCAAAAGAGATCTCGTCGTCGGCGCACATGTTGTTGATTCGGGATACGATGGAGAAGTTTTTGTTGATTTACATAATATAGGCAATATGACCCAAATTATAAGTCCGGGCGATAAAATAGCACAGGTTGTTTTGGTGCCAGTCATCCACTTCAGAATAAGTGAAGTGGATGAAGAAGACCTTTATGAGGAGTATCCCATTGCTTTATCTAATCGTGGAAGCGCCGCGCTAGGGAGTACCGATGATGCCGATGATTACGATGATTATGAAGACGAGGATGAAGATGAAGGTGAGGGCTGGGAAGATGAAGAATAAAAACAGCATCTTGGCCGGCCATGATTTTGGGTTTGGAACTGTCGGAGAAGATCCTATTTTTACACAGGGCGATGCCGCGGCGGATCTCGCACGTATTAACGGGACTGCTATAACTGTTATTACAGGAGAGGAGAATTGCGGCATGGAAAAGAAAAAGAAAGGATGTAAGAAGTGCGGGAAGGAAAAGAGCGCGGAGACAATTATCCCTGAAAAAGTCAACAGCCCCCCTCATTATAACATTGGGAAAATCGAAGTTATCGACGCCATTGAAGATTGGCATCTTGGGTTCAATGATGGGAATGCAATTAAATATATTGCTAGACACCAATATAAGGGGAATTCCATACAAGATATTGAAAAAGCGATTTGGTATCTCCAAAGATCTTTAGCCAGCTTGAAGAAAGCGGAGGGCAAATGAACTTTAAAAATTTTAGGGAGACCCTATCATTTGATGATGTTCTTCTTGTACCTCAATACAGCGATATTGAAAGTCGATCACAGGTAGACACAAGTAGCAGGCTAGGTCCGGATCTTAATTTTTCGCTTCCTGTTATTTCTAGCCCCATGGACACCATTACAGAAAAGTCAATGGTTGAAGCCCTTCATAAAGGTGGCGGTTTAGGTATTGTTCATAGATATAATTCGATTAATGAGCAAGCCAATATTGTTAAAGCTGTTCGGGAGACTAATAAAGATATTCCAGTGGCAATTGCCGTTGGCGCCTCTGGGGATTATCTTGATCGCGCTGAGAGAAACATCCGTTTAGGTATAAAAATATTATGCATTGATACGGCGCATGGTCATCATTTGGCAATGGAACGCGCCGTAAAGACTCTAAAAGACAATTATGGAAGCACCATCCATATCATGGCTGGGAATGTGGCAACACTGGAGGGATTTAATAGTCTTGCTGAATGGGGCGCAGATAGCATTCGTGTAGGGATTGGAGGGGGTAGCATATGCTCCACTCGTCTTGTGAGCGGCCATGGCATGCCCACTCTAGAAAGTATTATAGACTGTGCCCAAACCGGATATTCAGCAAAGATTATTGCTGATGGCGGAATTAAAACAAGCGGAGACATTGTAAAAGCACTGGCCGCAGGCGCAGATTTTGTGATGGTTGGTTCAATGCTCTCTGGCACAAGGGAGACACCGGGAAATGTATTTACGTCGAAAGAAGGGAAAAATTATAAAATTTATAGGGGAATGGCGTCGGCTAAGGCCCAAACAGATTGGAGAGGAAAATCCTCCACACCGGAAGGAATTTCAACTACAGTGGCCTACAAAGGAGAGGTTGCTCCTATATTGGATAATCTTTTGGGTGGTATTAGGAGTGGATTTAGCTATTCTGGCGCTCGGACCTTAAAAGAGTTACAGATTAAGGCGAAGTTTATTCGACAAACGTCTGCCGGCAGGCTAGAAAGCTCTACTCATATTATGAGGAAATAAGATGTCAGAATATGGACGTGAAAAAAAACAAATTTGTTTTGATAGCGTAACAAAATTACACGCTGACCTTAAAATAAGACTACATAATGATAATATAAAAATTAAAGAATTTTTTAATGAAGTAGCAAGGGCTTATGTGGAGCGAGATGATCATTTAATAGGATTTGTCGAGAAACTAAAAGAAAGAAAGGGCATCTCTAAAAATATTAGAAAGAAAGTTTCTAAGGCGCGCCAAAAACAAAAAGAAATTATTAATCAATTTGGCTTGAATAAAGATGAAATTGAAAATATCTTTGATATAATAGAAAAGGAGAATTCAGAGTTATGAGAGAATGTTTAGAAAAATGTGTTAAAAATAATATAAAATGTAAACAAAAAGAGTGTCGGCTATGGATAAATTATGAAGTGGATTTGAATTGTTCTCTTTTATCGGTACAGAAGCATGGTGACCTCACGTTAGAAGAGACAGCAAAGAGATTAAATTTGAGCATTGTACGCGTAAAACAGTTACAGGATCGTGCCATACAAAAATTGCAAAAAAACAGACGTTTAAAGGTCTTGTAACTATTTATTAAAGGAAACGCCAGAGGTGCTGGCACACAGATCATAAAAAGGAGATTTTTCCAATGAGCAATAAAAAGAACTTACTAAAAGAAAATACAGTTCGGCGCTTTATGAAACTGGCCGGTACACAGGCTATCGGGAGCGGCTTTTTACAAGAGAATTATGAGGAGCTTACTGAGGCCCCCGAAGATGAACTTGAGGCTGAAGTCGAAGTCGAAGAAGAGTTACCTGGCGAGCCAGAAGGCGTTGAACTAGAAGTTGAAGAAGAGGTTGAAGAAGAACCCGAAGACGAAGGCTCTATTGAAGCGTTTGCACGCGATACTTTAGACGCAGTTGCCCGTGTTGCCAAAGACCATGGCGTTGACATTGAAGTTGAAGAAGGTGAAGAGCCTGAAGAAGTAGAAGTCGGTGAAATGGAAGTTGAAGAAGACGACCTTGGAGGAGAGCTTGGTCCTGGCGATGAAGAGATGGAAGTTGAAGAGGAAGATGATGAGGCAGCTTTAGAGGCACTTCAAGAGATCACCTACATCGATGAAGACGTCTTGATGGAAAAGGTATACAAGCGCGTTGCGTCGCGACTGCTTAAAGAAAAGCGCGCCGATGCCGTAGCTGAAAGGTTGGCTCAAAGGCTAGCTGGTCGCGTTTCCAAGAAGCTACGCTAATTTAAATGTATGAGTTGATATGGTTCGTCTCCGGCGCCATCACTTATAAGTTTCTTTCAAAGTGGCTTGCTTTAGGGCAAGCTGCTGTTGTATTTAAAAATATTGAAATTAATATTTTAGTCGTGTTGGCCTCTTTGACGGAAGATATTTCGTTTATTAAGACTCTTCGATATAAAACAATGAAAGATTCCGGCGCAGATCCGGAGCAAATAGAAAAGAATCGTGCGCTTGATGATGAGTTCTTCGATGCATGGAAAATTTCTTGTATTTATAATATGCGTGCATCGACACCACGCTATATCAAGCCCTCGTTTTCTACTTGGAACGAGGGAATGAATCTTATGAACAAATTTTATAAGGACCAGAAGAGTGACAGACTTTAAAACAGGTAACAAAGCATTAGAGTGGTTTATAAAAGAGGGCGCTTTAACTCAGCAGGACAATATTTATACGGCGCCACGAGTTTTTGTGGCAAATTCAATTATTAATTGGGTTAAAACAGAATCTTCAACCTTAAAACAAGAAGAAATAGAGTATATAATGAAAACGGTGAGATTGTT